CACTGTCTCAAATGTGTCTTCTTTGCAGATTTTAAAGTCCGTGCACGGGGAAGTGCAAAAATCATTGGAAGAGGGCACGACTTTAAAAGAATTCCAAAAGAGTTTTGACGATATTCTGTTTAAAAAAGGCTATGATCCGCTTTCCCCGTGGCAAGTTGAGACCGTTTTTCGGACCAATATTCAAACCGCTTACAGTGTCGGCAGATATCAGGGGCAAAAGGAGAGGGCCGAGTTACGGCCGTATCTGGTTTTTAATGCAATAGATGATTCACGTACAACAGAGCTTTGCTATGAGTTGGGCGGAAGCGGAGATCCAAGCAAAGCCAAATGCTACCGCTTTGATCATCCGTTTTGGGATGTTTTCTATCCCCCAAATCACTTTAATTGTAGATCATCGGTGGATGATCTCAGCGAGGAAGAGGTGAAGGAAGAAGGCCTGGCCGTCCTTACCGAGGATCAAACCAAAAAAGATTATTATCCTGTTCTCCCTGATGGTACGCAGGCAACCGAGCCTATCCCGCTATACCCTCCTGAAGGGTTTGACGTTAATCCGGGCAAGGTGGTTTGGGAGCCTGATCTGTCAAAATATGGGCCGGAACAGCAAAAAATGTTTAATGAAGCCTATGAAAAACGCTTTGGACCGGTCAGGGATATGGATCAACTAAAGGATAGACTCTCGGGCATCCAGGATAACTTTAACCTCACGGGAGTTGACGGCGCGCCGGTTAAGCAGCTTGTTCAAAGCACATATGCCAATGGTTGGTGGAATGAAAATACCAATACTATCGGGCTGCACCCTTCCAGATATACCCTGATTGAGCAAGTTTTGTCGGAGGGCAAAATCACCGATCTTGCTCAGGCGGACGCGCTGTCTACCCTATGCCATGAGCTGGGGCATACCCTGGGCGTCCAGATTGACGGTCTGAAATATAGGAGAGAGCGGACGTATAGATTTATGTCCCAAATCGTAAATGATTGTTGGAGCAGGGCTTTTTTCCCGGATTTTTGCGAGGCCCTAAAGCTTTCCAATGTAAAAAAATATGCCGAAAATATTTTTAAAACCCGCGACTCGGTCTATCAGTTCATGGTTAATAATTTCATGCAACTGATGGAAAGCGCCGGTATGGATCGGCAGGAGTTTTCCGACTTCGTTTGGAAGCTGAACCTGAAAGAAGATCCGGCCGTTTATGAAAAAGCGATCAGGGAAGAAATGAAAAAGAGGCTGCCGGGCGTTAAGTTGCCAAAATCAAGGCTTGGGCTGGGAATGACTAAGACTGGGGGGGCTGCCGAATGGCTTGGCGCTGTTGAAAATCAACGGGCATTATTGGGCAAGGAAAAAGGGAACGTCTTATGATAACGCTATCTTATGCACCTATCACGATAGCATTCTATGCAGCGCTCGGCATCCTGGCGGGCTTCTTTGTGCTTTATCTTTTTAGCCGCCTGCTCGGCCTTTTTGGTGCTTCTCCAACAAATCATATCGACCACATCGAGCAAGGCAATATCATCGATAGTGTAACCGGCCGCAAGCATGCTTTTGATAAGTTCGGGGTCATCGTTGATGTTCTCCCGCTCATCTTCGTCCGGCTCAAAATTAATAAAGCTTTGCGCCAGGGCGGAAGCGTAAAACGGGATGTCTTTTTTCTTCATGGGTTGGCCTCTGATATTTGTTTAATTGTGGCTTTGTTTTTAATATACATCTTGTCGGCTCTTTTTGTCAACAGAGCCGGTAATGAAACATTGGGGAGGCTGGAATATGCCGTTTAACAAAGACACCTTGCCGGAGTGGTTAAAAGGGTTGCCTGATCCGGCTATTGCATTGGGCGGTCGGGCCTTTGATTCGGCCATGGATCAGGTGGACGACGAGGAGCAGGCCATGAGATCCGCCATGGCGGCCGTTATGTCCACATATCAAAAGAATGACGGGCTGTGGTCGGCTATGAAAGGCCCTCGCGGGGAGACGCTCGACGCCGTGCTGGTCCATATGTCTGTTGGCGTTGACGCGCCGTCCGAGTTTTTAATCTTCCCTTTCGGCACTGTGACCGGGGCAAAAATGGAGCCTATAAAAGTGGACGCCGAGTCTGTTGCATCTGTCAGGGCGTACCATGAAAAAATGGGCAACGATATGGTGATTGACTACGAACACCAAACGCTATACGGGCAAATCGCGCCGGCTGCCGGATGGATAAAAGAATTCTATGACGGGGGCGGTTTATGCTGCCGGTCCGAGTGGACCGCCAAGGCCCGCGAGTACATTAAGAACAGGGAGTACAGATATTTTTCACCGGTAGCGCTATTAGATGAAAGGCGTCACCTTATCGGCGTCAATACCATGGCTCTCACCAATTCTCCCCGAGGACACAATTTAACGCCTCTGGTTATGTCGCTAAGCACGGCCGGAGGGGCCGTAACATCAATCAAACAAAAGGAGAAAAGCATGCTTAAAGAAGTTCTCGCATTATTGGGGCTGCCTGCCGACACCACTGAGGGGCAGGCCATTGTGGCTATGTCCACCAGGCTGAAGGCACCGGCCGCTCAGGAGGTTATGTCCGCGCTCAAGCTTAAGCCGGAAGCTACGGCGCAAGAGGTTTGCCGGGCAATCAATGATTTGCAAATACCCGTGGTCGCCTGCAAGGAGGTCATGTCCGAACTCGGCTTGCAGCAAACAGCCGGAGCATCGGAGGTTATCGCCACCATTAGAGCCATCAAGCAGGCTCAGGCAAATGGCGTGTCGGCCGTCGAATTTGAGGCGATGAAAAACAAAATCGTCCAAAGGGAGGCCGACGATTTGGTTTCCGAAGCCATGAAGGCCGGTAAAATCACAGCAGCTCAAAAAGATTGGGCAACCAAGTACGCCAGGGAAGATCAGGAAGGGTTTAAATTGTTTGTTGAGAGAGCCCCTGTGGTCATCAGTATGAAAACCATCACCGACACACCCCCCAAAAGAGACGCCATGTCAGACCTGACACAGGAAGACCGCGAGGTTATGAAGCAATTCGAGCTTTCCGAGGAAGATTTTAAGAAATTTTATAAACCGGCTGCATAAGCAGGCAACCGGCAGGATAGAAAGGAGATTGAAGTATGGCGTTATCTGCGGATAGAGATACCATCTACAGCGAGGGAGTTGAAATAGCAGTCCCTGTGGCCGCATCAACCAAGATTTACGCCGGGTCGGGCGTGGTTGCCGAGGCTACCGGTGGATATGCTGTTGAGGCGGTTAACACCGCCAATTATAAGACCATGGGCGTGGCGCAGGAGCAGGTGGATAATTCCGCCGGCCTGGCAGCCGCTAAATCTGTCAGGGTAAGACGAAAGGGGACCTTCCCTTTCGCCATGACCAGCGCGACACAGGCTGATATAGGTAAAACCGTCTATTGGGTTGACGGCGGCACGGTAACACTGACGGCCGGAAACGGCGTTAAAGCCGGGACTATTTCCAGTGTGGAAAGTACCAGTAAGGTCTGGATAGATATTGATCAAAGATAAGGAGATATTTGATGATCATTAATGCCGCCTCTTTAAGCGGGCTGTATAAAAGCTTTCAAACAACCTTCAATCAGTCGATGGAGATCAGTCAGGTAGCCTGGCCGGAATTCGCCACCAGGGTGCCGTCCACAACCAAGGAAAATGTCTATGCCTGGTTGGGCGCTTTCCCTTTCATGAAAGAGTGGCTCGGTGATCGCAAGATCCAAAACCTCAAACTGCACAATTACAGCCTGATCAATAAGGCTTATGAGGACACTGTGGAGGTTGACCGTGATGATATCGAAGACGATCAGATTGGCGTATACAAGCCGGTCATCCAGGAGTTTGGGCGAATAGCCAGAGTCCACCCGGATTATCTGTTCAGTTTGTTGCTGGCCTCGGGCTTTAGTGCCACGTGTTACGACGGGCAGTACTTTTTTGACACCGATCATCCGGTCGGCGCCGGCACTGCAAGTAACTACGGGGGAGGGGCAAGCGTGGCCTGGTATTTGATTGATACCTCCAGGTTCGTCAAGCCTTTTATTTTTCAGGACCGCCGGGCCCCGCAGTTTGTGGCCATGGACAGCTTGCAGGATGAAAATGTCTTCATGAGAAAAAAATACAGGTATGGCGTTGATTACCGCGCTACTGTGGGCTTTGGCTTGTGGCAGTTGGCCCACGCGAGCAAAGACACTCTGAATTCCACCAACTACGCTGCCGCCAGGGCGGCCATGATGACCTACAAGAGCGACAACGGCATCCCCCTGGGCATTATGCCTAACTTGCTGATGGTGCCCCCTTCTCTTGAGGGAGCGGGCAGATTGATCGTGTTGGCGGATAAAACCCCGGCCGGGGCTACAAACGAATGGGTCAATACGGCCAAGCTCTTGGTAAATCCATGGTTGTCCTAATCAGCTCATGAGTTGATTGGGTTAGTTGATTATTTTATCGTAAAAATCGTAAGTATGGGAGTTACAATGATTCGGATTATATCCAAACAAGATGGTTTTTACCGGTGCGGGGTCAGGCATCCCGCCGCACCAACCGATTACCAGGGTAATCGGTTTAGCGCTCAAGAGCTGGCGAGGCTAAAGAGCGAGCCTATGCTCATTGTGCAAGAAGTGCCGGACGCTCCGGCACCCAAAGAAGATCCTGTCGCTCGGTCTGTGGTTGAAGAGGTGCAAGCCGATTCCGTGGCCGGCGTTGACCAAAAGGCGGCCGATTCCGGCCCAAAAGGCAAAAAAGGTAAATAGTAGATGGCCTATTGTGCTAAATCTGATATCTATCCAAAGCAAATAGCCACAGCGGACGTTGTGCAGCTAACCGATGATACAGGTACTAAAACTGTTATGGATGGCGCCTTGGAAGCTATTGTCGATCAGGCTATAGCCGATGCCGACGCCGAAATAAATGGGTATTGCCAGAAGGTTTACACTGTGCCCTTGTCACCGGTGCCGCCGCTGGTTTTAAAGTACGCGGTGGATATAGCTATTTACAATTTGCATTGCCGCAGGGCTGATTTTGATGTGCCCAAGTCTCGGTTGGATCGCTACAATCGGGCCATTTCGTATTTAAAGCTGATAGTCGGGGGTGAAGTCGCCCTCGGCGCGGCAACTCCGGTAGAGACCTCATCGGTCAACGAGGTCAGCATCACCTCGAACACCGGGGAATTTACCAGATCAAAACTGGCGGATTTTTAAAGAATTTCTAAGGGACCCATGAGCAGCGAATCAGGACCGTTAGTCATAAATGTAAGCTTTGAAGGAGATATTGAGCTACAGCAAAATCTTGCGGCCATGGCTGCCCGCGGCAAGAATTTAACCCCGGTCTTTTTAGACTTCAAAGGGAGGATGCAGAGATCAATATCCTTGAATTTCCGGCAAGGGGGCCGCCCGAAAAAATGGATGCCCTCGGGCCGGGCTATGGGGCAG